ACTTAGGTATTTTTTTTCCCTGAATATTACAAAGGAGATGTTTTACCTTTACGTAGCCATTGCCGTCTTCTTGCTGTACACACTGGCCAAGAATAGACGTGTCGTGGCAAGTGCATCTTTGGATAAACTTATACGACAGTCAGCTCGTTACGCGACAGCTTCGCAACAAGATGCTTCGCCGCTCATCGCGACACTTCATGCAAATTATGCTGCAGCGTATCTTTACGCAGCCAAGGATATCGCTTCAGATAGTCAGATCCACAACGCGACTGGTGTCGATGTCGTCAAATTCAAAGAACACATCGTCAACATCCAAGACATGGTGACCAAGAAGACTGTCGAAAAATGTCCCGAATTTTCTGGTGAAGTCGACCTATACCTCGCCACTATTGCCGGTGAAGCGTAATCTGACAGTCTTGCATGGTCTTCACATGATCACCTTCGTCGTTGCGAACATTCTCGAAGACGTCATAGAGGTTGTTGACATCGTCGTAGTAATTTGAAGCCACAGCTGGAGGCTTCTCGAGGGAGAGACTCGCTCCATTCTGTTTGAGGAATTCGTCATAGGTATGGTAGGCGTGTTCCTCAACCTGTTCGGAGAGGTTATACGCCATCCTAGGTGATACCACATACAAGAGACACGTCAACCAGTAGTATGCAAAGGCTGTGTGCTGTGCGAAGAAGCGATCGATGAAACGTTCATCACCACCCAAATCTTCCATGATGAGAAGATGGTGATACTCGTTCATGGTCTGTGCGAAGTGCGTCTCTAAGAAGTCAGCCTTCCGCCACACACCGAAGGTTTCGTAGAGGTGTAGAACCGATACAAATGAAAAGTATGGTACACGAGCGACCGTCTCAAGGACATAGAACCGAGCATAATCCCGATCCTTGTACACCTTGTCGATAACATTTACGGCCGACTTGACGATGGTCTTGTTGATACGCTTCTCGAGTTTGGGTAAGATTGGTTTTGCAGAGGTGAGAGTGAGCATATAGTTTTCTATAAAATAATATTTTTAACCTAAGTTAAAAGTTAGTGTTGTAATAAGACTAAGAAAATATGGAGAGTGTTCAAAAGCTCACCCATATCGAACACATTCTCAAGAGACCTGACTCCTATGTCGGTCCAGTTGAACAGGGTACCGAACCCTACTGGATCCTTGATGGTGGAAAGTTCTCGAAGAAGAACCTCAAGTACTCCCCAGCTCTCTTGAAAATCTTTGATGAGATCTTAGTCAATGCCATTGATCGTAACTCTCTCCATCCCAAACAGGTCAGTTCCATCTCCGTCGCCATCGACAAGGAGAGTGGCTCGGTGACTATTGAGAATAACGGACCCCTTGGTGGGATCTCTGTAAAGATGCACGAGAAGGAAGGTCTTTGGAATCCTGAACTTGTCTTTGGACACCTCCTCACGAGTACCAACTACGATGACTCCCAAAAGAGGATCGTCGGGGGTCGAAACGGCTACGGTGCCAAGTTGGCGAATATTTATTCATCGGACTTTTCCATCGTGATCAAGGATCACGAAACGAAGCAAACGTACACACAAAAATGGTCGAGGAACATGACCGTCTGTGACCCACCAAAAATCAAAAAACATTCGGGTGCTACTTCATCGGTCGCCATTACATTCACACCCGAGTGGAAGAGGTTTGGAATGTCCAAGATGGACGATACCATTTACAACATTTTCCAGAAGCGAGTTTGGGATGCGAACATCTGTACCACTCAAAACTGTAAAGTGAAGTTTAATGGGGATGTCCTCCCCAAACAGAACTTTGAGGCCTATGCCAAGATGCATGAAGGTGTCCAAGAAGTTGCATCTGTCTCCGGTGACCGGTGGTCAGTGTGTATCGGACCGTCTGAAAATGGTCTCGAGCAAGTCTCCTTCGTGAACGGTCTCTGTACCATGAAGGGTGGTACACACGTCGATCACGTCGCGAACCATATCGCCAATGCTATCATTGATGATATGGCCAAGAAGATTAAACTGAAGCCTCAACAGGTGAAGAACGCTTTCACCATCTTCGTGAAGGCAACTTTGGAGAACCCAACCTTCTCGAGTCAGGTGAAGTCTGAGTGTACCTCAAAGTCTCCAGACTTTGGTTCGAAGTTTGAACCACCCAAAAACTTTGTGAAGAATGTTTTGAAGACTGGTATCGCTGATGAACTCACAGCACTCTCGAAGTTCAAGGAGATGAAAGAACTCAAGAAGACTGATGGTGCCAGGAAGTCTAAGATTACCGGTATTCCCAAATTGGATGATGCGAACAAGGCTGGTACGGCACAATCTGGGAAGTGTACCCTCATCGTGACAGAGGGTGACTCAGCGAAGACACTCGCTGTCGCTGGTTTATCTGTGGTGGGCCGAGACCACTACGGTGTCTTCCCTCTCCGTGGCAAGTGCAAGAATGTCCGAGACTCTTCGGTCGCACAGTTAACCTCTAACCAGGAGTTTAACGACCTCAAGAAAATTTTGGGTCTCCAACAAGGGAAGGAGTACACAAGTGTTTCGGAACTTCGCTACGGTCGCCTCATGATCATGACTGATGCGGATAACGATGGTTCTCACATCAAGGGTCTCATCCTCAACATGATCCATTACTTCTGGCCCAGCCTTTTGAAACTGAACTTTGTGGTCTCTATGGTGACACCAATCATTAAGGCGACGAAGGGTTCTGAGTCCAAATCGTTCTACACTGACTCTGCATTCCGAACCTGGTATGGCAATGGTAAGGCTGGGTGGCGAATCAAGTACTACAAGGGTTTGGGTACCTCAACGTCGGCTGAAGCTCGTGAGTACTTCAAGAAGATTCAGGACCTCACTGTGAAGTTTGACATGGATACGATGACTGATGACTCCATTGTGTTGGCATTTGATAAGAAGAAGGCGGATGCACGCAAGTCCTGGCTTCTCGAAAGTACTGCCAAGGATGCTAACCAACTCGAAGTTCCTTATGGTGATGTGAAGCAATTAGATATCACCGACTTTGTACACAAAGACTTGGTGAACTTTTCTTTGGCTGACCTCAAACGTTCCATTGCTCATGTCGCAGATGGTCTCAAACCTTCGCAGCGTAAAGTGATGTATTCGTGTTTCCAGAGAAACTTGACTGCAGAGATGAAGGTGGCTCAGCTGGCAGCCTATGTAGCTGAAAAGAGTGCCTATCATCATGGTGAGGTGTCCTTGGCTGAGACAATCGTCAAGTTGGCCAATGACTATACGGGTTCCAACAACATCAATCTTCTTGAACCCTGTGGGCAGTTCGGTACACGACTCATGGGTGGCAAGGATGCGTCACAGACGAGGTACATCTTTACGAAGCTCGCCAAGGAGGCGAGGAAGTTGTTTGATCCCAGGGATGATGCCATCCTCAATTATTTGGATGATGATGGGCGATCCATCGAACCGGACTTCTACATGCCTACCATGCCCATGGTTCTAGTAAATGGGACGGAAGGTATCGGGACGGGTTTCAGTTGTTATGTCCCACCCTTCAACCCCGACGACATCAAGGAGAACATCAAGAGGATCCTGGGTGGTGAAGAGGTCGTACCCATGAAGCCGTGGTTCAGGGGTTTCAAGGGAAAGGTGTTCAAAGATGATGGCGGTCTGTGGATTACAGAGGGTACGTACAGAGACACTGGATCCAGACTCAAGGTTACGGAACTTCCACCTGGGCGTTGGACCCAAGACTACAAGGAATATTTGGACTCGTTGGCGGAAAAGAAGATGATCACGGGCTATACGAACAACAGTACAACCGATGATGTAGACTTTGAAATCTTCGGATACTCAGGGAAAGATATCGTCAAAGATCTCAAGCTGCGGAAGACCTTCCATGTTTCAAACATGCACCTGTTCCACCCCACCAAGGGCATCAATAGGTACGGGAGTCCAGAGGAGATTCTTCAAGACTTTGTGGAACTCCGACTCGAACACTACAAGAAACGAAAAGCCCACCTCATCAAGGTTCTCGAAGCTAGGGCTATCATGTGTGACCACAAATCGAAGTTCGTGTCGATGGTTATCGAGGAGGAGTTGATTGTGTTCAAGAGGAAGAAGGTGGAACTCGAGAAGGAAATGTCATCGATCTTCCCCAAGATTGATGGAAACATGGACTACCTCCTTAACACGAAGACGGTCGAATACACACAGGAGCGTGTTGAAGCTCTCATGAAAGAAGCGTCACAGGCGAAGAAAGAATTGGAAGTAATGTTGAAAACGAGCCATGTCGACATGTGGAAGATGGACATTAAAAATATGTAAACCATTAGTAAGATGCCCACCTCCAGTGGTGCCGGTGTATCCCTTAACGCCATAGGCAAACAGGAGTCATACATATATAGCGACAATGTAGATGAGTCTATTTTTAATTACGATTTAAAGAGGCATTCCAACTTTACAAAGTTTCATAGAACTACGATCGTCAATAAGAGTCCCACGTCCCCTACGTGGCCCTTCAATGAACGTATCAAGGTAACCTTCAATCCTCAGAATATGGGTGATCTTTTGAGTAACATGTACGTACTCATTAAACTTCCCGGGTTAACAACTGGACAGAATTATGCCGACCAGGTCGGTCGTCATCTCATCAAATCGGTTACCATGCGTGTAGACGAGATCGAAGTTGAAAAGATTTATGATGACTGGATGGTCATACACGACGAGTTGTACCTCGAGGTTTCCGAAAAGGTTGCGAACCGTTTCAACCTGAATCGTATGTTAGGGTTTGACACGACAACATCGAATGGTGCCTATGCGGCGTTGGATTCTGAAGTCATCATCCCTCTCCCGTTCTTTTTTTCAAGAAAATACTCCAGTGACGAATATCCGACAAATGAACCAAACAGACCTTTCTTCCCATTATGTGCGATTCACAAACAGAAAATAGAGTTCGAGTTTGAGTTCCATACACAAACGTTCTTTACGTCGGCACCAACTACGATCATTCTCGATAATTTCAAAATTGTCACAGAAGAATTTACAATCGACCCAGATGAACGCATCTATTTAAAGAACCAACCATATACGATGATCACGGATGTAGTCAAGAGACACCCAACGTCCCAAACTACTGCAGGTGTTGACAGTATACGAACAAATCTTGTTCCCAATAACCGAGTCAAATCACTGCACTGGTTTTTGAGAAACACGGAATTTGAAAATGTAAACATAGCCACCTTTGAACCAGAATTCGACATCTTTAAAATATATGCCAGAGATTGGAATGGACCTTTCACCTTAAAGAATATTTCATTTTTTACCACTCTGACACAGGGGGGTGTGACTACATTCTCTCGTGTTGGTTTCAGTGAAGAACCTGTGGTAACAGGTAATAACGAAGCCGGGACCGAAAAGGTTGGAGAGTTTTTTTCAACGGAATACAACATCGTACCATGGGAAACTGTTCCAGTGTCAAATGTTCCAATCATAACAGTAAAGCTACCCACAAACTCTTTTATAGAGAAATTCACCTTTGAGTTTTACACTGAATCATCATCATCGGCATCCGTCGATGATGATGGAAAAAGATTCACGAATATACCAGCTTTCGACATCAAAAAAAATGACGAGCCTCAAGTTCTCATGACATCCGAAAAAATTACAAACTTTGTAAGCCTCTCTCAGGAAACGTTTACCCAGTCTTATAGTATTGAACTTGATACATCTGAATTCAGAGTACCGGATGCAAACTTCTCGGACTACTATTATATTCAAAACAGATTCAACTTTTCGACGACACCAGATTTCGACGAAACCTTCACCTTCTTCAACCCAGTCATGAAAGGTGCTAAATTTTTTATTCAGGGAGTTGATTTACCAAATATTTCAAGTACTACAGATTCGTACTACAAATACATGATACCATATCAAAAACGTCTATCTAAACCCGTGAGGAACATATACACCTACTCATTCGCGATTAACCCCATCAATGTCAGTCCATCCGGAAGTCTGGATTTTAGTGACATCCAATCAGAAAGAACAACCCTCGAAGTAACCCTTCAACCTGATCTTACTGACGTATACACACTATACATCTACTACACCGGTTACCAGACATTCAATTTCGAAAACGGTTTCATGTCACTCGTTTACTAAAAAGGGTATCCTTATTTTTAGAGATGTAGTCGATGATTCGATTCTTGATACACCATTTGATGAAGTTCAACTGAGCGATAGTCGTTTGAACTTCATGAGATGTCCCCGGAATCGTATATGTGAATTTTTCAGACCGAGCAAAGGGGTCAAACAATTTTTTACTGTACCCATCAAGACTCGACTTGTAGGCACAGTGTACAGTGAATAGACGACCATTGGACGTCGTATAGGAAGTATGATTTTTTTTCGCATAATTCGTGATGAACCATTCGATGTTTCTAAGTGATATACCACCGGACTTGTCTAGGATACCCAGTAATGTAGATTTATTCTTGTCATCGGAATAGAACTCGTTTACGGAAGATAGCAGAATGTCTGTTTTACTCATGTCTTCTATAATACAGAATTGAAATCTATAAGCCCCTTATTTTCAACCTCTCCTGACGTGGTGGATGAGATTTCATCAATAAATTCGATCGTGTGTTTTCGAACCAATTGACTGTGGTGATGTTTACAGTAACCATCACACCTTGCCTTGAGATTGCATCTAGACA